TCTCTGTTTTTTTCTATATTATATACCATGACTAATTTTTCATCTGGTTGTAGTATTGCTAATATACTATCGGTTGGTATTTCCACTATTTTGTCTATGGAATATTCTGCCCAACTTCTGATCAAAAGATAGTCTTTTACTCCTAGATTTTTGTCATCCATGACAGTCATGGTTTTAAATTGCATTGGTCTTTCCAGTATAACTGTATTCTTTTCAGTCACTGATGCAAGACCCGCAATAATCGAATCACCATTTTTTAATTTGAGAATTCTGTAGTTTTCCATCAGGACTCCCCTATCGGAATAAGTATTTTCTTATATACAAACTTCTCAGAATCATAAATCTTTAGACGCTCCACGAAATGACGAAGAGTATGGTTCTGATGCGACTTCCAAGAAAGATCATCGGCTATATCGTACAACTTTGCCCTTTCTTTGTGCTCTGACTTTCGGAGTTGTCTACCGATTGACTGAAGCACTCTAATTCTACTCTTGGAAGGAGAGGAGAACACTATATTATGTAGTTTTCTGATGGATACACCCGTTGAGAAAGTTCCATAGGATGCCACAATAATGGCATCTTCTTCCTTTTCAACAATATGTCTTATTTGCTCTCTATCATCCGCTTCCGTTCCTCCGTGAATGAAGAATACCTTTCTTTTAGTTGCAATAGTCTTTATTTTTTGAAATAGAGGTTCTCCATGCTTTTCTACAAATTGAAACAAGACAAGTGTGTTTCCTTTTGTGTTGCTTGATAGTTTTGCAATAAAATCATTTCTTGCTTCATTTCTTACAAGCCAATCTATCTCTTCTTGGTAAGTATACTTCTTCACGGTTTGTTTTACATCATCTGGGTATTGGAGCACAAGACAATCTATGTTTAGTTCGGATAGAAGGTTTTTCTCCATTAGTTCTTTTGTAGAAGTCAATTTATGTACTCTACCAAACAACCCTTCGATTACAAGTTTATGTGTAAAAGATCCATCAAGTGTTCCCGTTGTTCCTATTCTATATGGACAGTTCGAAAGTTTGGTCATAATACTCGTCAACGACTTGGATTTGAATAGATGACATTCATCACCAATTACGGCACTGAACTGCTGAAAATATTTCTCAGGTAGATTGTATATGCTTTGCCATGTGGTGATTACTATCTTTTTGTCCGTGTCCTTTTCCTGTCCACCAAAAATCTTGTGACAGTGTTCTCTGCATTTCCAAGTTGTTCCTTTGGAATAATCAAAGAAATCCGAATACATCTGAGACACCAGTGAGATGGTTGGGACTATGATTAGTATTTTCTTATCATCTGGAATTTGATTTTGCAAGTATCTACAGATAACATATATCATCAGGCTTTTACCAGAACCAGTTGGTGAAAGAAGAAGACATCTTTCCTTGGATAGTGCGTGTGCTATTCCATTTATCTGATGATCATGTGGATCTATCGTCTTTCCTGCTGCTTTCAGATCCAAAGTTTTACAAAATTCTCTAATATAATCCTCAGTCATATCCTGATTGAGTGGTTGATCCATCTCTTGTATTGAATATGATCTGTCTTTTGCAAATTTCACGACATAATCATAAAGTCCAGCATATATTTCTTTTGTCTGTGTGTTGTATAATTTTATCTTACCATCCCACATACGATTGCGATATGCTGGCATAAATTTGTGACCTGGAACCTGAAAAGTAAAATAGTCGGACAATTCTTTTGTGAATCCTCCATCGCACTTTACGCGAATAAACACGCTATTTACAGGTTCTACTACAAAGTCACTCATTCAAATATTTATGCTACTCCATTTATAAATTTTCTCCAACTGATTGCATCTCTTATGTGATATTGACGAGTATTGAGGCCTTTTACTATGCTTTCAAGATAATTTACTTTTTCCTCTTGATATTGCATTTTTGCTTGTAATCCTACCAACTCTTCGTCTGAATTCATATAAAGTTCTACATCTTGTTTGAGAATACGGAGGGGAAACGGCTCCCACCCCTTTTGCTTAAGTGTTTCTTCGTCCAATTTACCAGTAAAATATTCCCATTTAATTTTCTGTAGTTTTTGAAAATCAATACGGTACTTCTGTAATAGAAGTTTTTCGTCGTGAAGAATATTCAAATATTTGTTATGAAGAAGAGGAATTCTCAGAGATTCCCTGTCTAGAGAAGTTTCGTCTATTGGTAAATCTTTCTCTGCCATCTCACGAATTTGTTTTAGATCCATTTTTATCCTGCATTAATATATTCTACATCCATACCAGAATATGCAAAACGAACATCGCACATGGCAGGTTGGATATCAGTCACAGTAGTAGCAAATTCTATTCCACCTATCTCTATAGGCCAGCATCTGAAGAATGTGGCTTTTACAAATGGTTTAGACTTGCTGTTCATCAGTATAAGTGTAGCATCTGAGACTTTTTCTGGTTCCCAAGAATTTTGAGAAAAGTCTCTTTCTCCAGTAAGAAGTTTCATCCAATTTCTAAGTTCAAACCAATTGCTCATATTTTCGTCTACTATAAATCTAACTCTAAGATCGTCCATAATAGTAGATGTTCCAGGTCTGCGAATCTTTACCGAATACGGAGAAGGTTGTTGGGTTTCTCCTATGGTTATTCCTGGCAGGTTTGCTGCTTGACACATATACACCAAAGCAGGTGTTCTGTGTAGAACAAACTTAAACTCATTTAATTGAAGAAAATTATCATTTGATATCTGACGAACCATAGCATTACGCAAAGATGCGTCATCAAGATAGGTAGGCATTCCTTTGTTTCTTGGATCCATAAATTCTCCTACACTATTTATAAACAAACAGGGGGGATCTTTCGATCCCCCCTGCTTCCATTACTTATTCACCTATCAGTTTGAAGATGGGTTAAATGTGGCGTCGTTACCGTGGAGATTGTCTACACGGAAGATGCGGTAGTATTGGTTGGTACGACGAGCGAGTGCTTCGCCGTCTGGCAACAAGGTAGATGTGTTCATTACGAATGGATTACTTACCATACCGTAACGAGTCTTGAAGCCAATCTTTGGTTGGAATGTACCAGTATCAACGGCTCTTACCATTTGGAGAGGAACATATGGGCAGTAGAAAATACCAGCGTCATATGGACTTGTTCCCTTATATCCGAGGCAGACATAATTGATTGGGGTAAAGTCGTTGTAGTTGGTTGGCATGGAATATGGGTCGATGTAGACCTTGATTCTACCTTGGTGGAGAGTTCCAGCGAAGGTGTTGCCATTAACATCAGTGCTGATTTGACCACTGAATGCTGGAGAGAAGTCAAGAAGACCACTCATGGAGAGAGCAGCAGCAACATCTGGAGAGACGATTGCAATGTTGCCCTTACCGCGGCGTGTTTCTGCACCGATGACATTGCATTCTCTTTCGATCTGGAATGTCAAGCCACGGAACTTCTCAGCAGACCAACGACCATCGGAGTCGAGTTCGAGGTCGTATACACCACCGAATGTGTTTTGCAACTTCTTGGTGGACATAGAAGCAAGATCTGCTTGCTTGCAACCAAGTTTAGCAACTTCATAGATTGTACGGACGAGTTCGCGGTTGATTTCAAACATGATCTCTGTGGAGAGGATGTTTGCAAGTTCTGTCTCGGCGTCGAGTCCGTGAACAGCCTTGAGATCTTGTGCGAGTTCTGTTGTGTATTCTGCCTTGAGTGCGCGAGACTTCGCAGTTACGGATGTCTTCTCGATTGAGAAGGTCATCTCGTTGAATGCAGTGCCATTTGTTAGACCGAGACGCTCGGCTGTGGTTGTTGCCATTGGGCGTCCTGCTTCGAAGGTGTTGTCGGAAAGACCGTCCTCAAAGATGTCAGCCATTGTACCGTAAGTTGGACTAGAGTTAGAACCAGACTTGTTGAGGGCTTCGTTATAGAGAGCCTCTACACCACTTCTGTTTCCACTTCCATCTACGGCTGAACCATTTGCATTACCGTAACGAGACTTCATTGCGAAGATGAGTCCTGTTGGGCCGTTCATTGGCTGTACACCAGCGATGTCGTATGCCATCAAATTTGGCATAGCGCGACGAACGAGACTGATGAGGATTGGATCGAATGCGTCGATACCTTGTGTTGCAGTGCCAGAAGCACCACCAATTGTACCTAGACCAGTTCCAGCGATGCCTTGAAGGCTATCCTCGCGGAGGACCTTCTCTTGGTTTTCAAGAAGAATGGTTGTAACATTCTTCTTATATGCGTCCTTAATCTCTGGGAGAGCCTTGTGTTCTACAATTGGCGCCCACTTCTTTCTTGTGCTTTCATTAAGCATTACTCTATTATCCATTTTTTTATTCTCCTTAAACTATTTCTAGTATTTTAGTTTTGTAATGTTCTATTGAGTGTTTCGTAGTAGACTTTCATTGATGGAGAAATAGTCATTTCTTCCTCCGCCTCTGGTTCGTCTAATACTACTCTTTCAAATAGTGGTTTGGTTGATGGTTTCTTTGCAGATTCGTTGAGTTGTTTCTTGTTAGATGTTTTTACAACACCCTCAACCAAAACTGCGATCTTTGATCTATAATCATCTTCTGACTCAAACTGAACATTCTCTGCCAGTGGGCGAAGTTGTTCGGCTTGCATATTTGTCAGATTTGATGTTTGCTCTGTAAATACTTGCTGAGCCTTTAGGTTCTTGATTGTTCCGATGAGTTTAGCATTTGCTTCGATCTCTTCATTGAGACGGTTCTCAAGGTGATCTACTGCTTCTGCAAGTTCATCAAAAGCGTTTGCCTTGTCTTCTGGAACTTCGATATAGGACTCGGTGAACAGATCCTTCAACTTACCCATGAAGTTTTCTGCAATTTCTGTACGAAGACCGTTATCAATTGCAATCTCGTTTTCCTTGACCCACTCTTCGACCACATAGTTGAGATAGGTGTCAAGTTGTTCTTCAAGTGTGCTCTTTACATCGAGGATCTTTTCCTCAAATTGTTCTGCAAGTTCGGAGCGGAGGGATTCTGCAATCTGAGAAACTTTGGTGACAACTGCTGCTTCGTATAGAGAAGCGGCCTTGCTTACAAACTCCTCAGAAAGTTCTTCATCTCCACCAAACATTACGCGAACATCGTTTTCAAGTTGTTCTCTTTGAATACTTGGCATAGATGCTTGAGCAAAAGATGGTTTCATGTTCAAAGTTGCTGCTGCTTGGCCAGGAGCATATCCAACGGTTTGCTTGGTTCCGAGTTCTTCACCCTTACCCATAGCATCCTTGACTCCACCGCCATGAGCGTCAGAAACCAGATCACCACCAGCAGAAGGAACTCCTCCTGTTGGCATTTGAGCATTGGCCCAAGATGACTTCATAGAGAGTGTAGAAGCAAGACCACCTGTCTTGGATGCACCTTCTGGTGCAGATTGTTTTGGTGCTTCTGGTGCTTCGTCTTCACCCTCATCTTCGTTGCCGTAATCTTCGTCTTCATCGGACTCTTCTTCAGAATCGTCTTCGGACTCATCGGCTTCATCAGCACCTTCGTCTTCGCCTTCATCCTCATCTTCGTCTTCTTTTTCTTCTTCCTCGTAGAGTTCTTCGTCATAAACCTCGTCGTTCTGCTCGAACATACTCTCAAGAATTTCTTTAGCCAATTGCTTAGGATCCATTTTTTATTCTCCTTAATTAACTCTTTTTATTTATAAGTTTTTCAATTTTGACAGGAAGTTCTCAAAAACCTTGAGTTTGGTCTTCTCAAGATTACGAGAAGAGGATCTGCTGATCTGGTTTCTTGCGTTTTCCAAGTCAATTGGCTTAAAAACGCCGTGTTCCAGAACCCATTCCTTACCTTCCATAATACCATTAACGAATGCATTAGGAGCAGATGGATCTGCAACTATGTCTACTGCTGCTAACATAAAGTCCTCTTGGACTTCCTGATAACCGTTCTTTTCAATCAAAGAACCCATACCACGGGAGGATACACCTAGTTTTGCACCCTCATCCATCAAATTCTTGACTATCTTACCGTATGGTGTGTCAAGAACTTTGGCTCTACCGCAGATTTGGTTCTTATCAAAATGAAGTTCCTTGATCATGTGGGCAGCACGCTCCAGATTAACCGTTGGGCCTTCTGGATGTCCAAGTTCACCGATTGCGCGATTTGTGTTCACATATTCGGTGATATAGCGGTTTACTTCTTTTTGCATAATTGGCAGAGGATAAACTCTACCATTTCTGTTTCTCGCATCCGACTCCATGAAGACACCTTCGATGAAGTAATTCTTCTTACCATCTGTGGATGCTTCTGTCAGGACGCGAACATCTAGTGTTGTTTCGGTGATTAACTTCATTTCTTGCCCTTTATTGCTTTGGCTCTTACCTTACGACGATTAAGTAGATATTTGTCGGATTTGGTGTTTGGTTTACCATCGTTGTCAATATCGGCATCTTCTTTTCCAACTGGATCCAAAGCCTCATCTACCTGTTCACCGCAGGAAGAACATTCCTCTTCTGTGAACATATCGGCAGCAATCTCCTTCTTTCTTTGAGAAAGAGT